TGTTGACCTGCGGCAGGTCCGGGTCTGCGACGATGGGGCCCTGCGCCCAGGCGATGGCGCCGCGTCCGAAGATGCCGCCGGCACGGTCGGCGCCAGCGTTGGCGGTCGGCACGTCGAGCGTGGTGAACCAGTCGCAGCCGAGCAGCGAGCCCTTGTACCCAAGGCCCTTCATGGTCTCGAGCATGGCCTGCGAGCTCTGCGCGAACTGCACTGCGCCGCCGCTGTTAAGCGCTGCGTCCTTGACGATGTCGTGCCACTGGCGCGGGTGGATAACGGCGAGGTAGGGACCCTCGACGGCGGCAATCTCAAGCGCCGCGATGGCGTCGAGGACGTCCTCAATGCTGGCGTCGACGCCGCTGGTGCCGACGGTCGTCGAGAAGTTGTCGACGAGGTTGGCGACGAGGTCGCGCAGGGTCGCGGAGTAGGTCGCGACCGCGTCGAGCGCCATCATCTCAGCGTTGAGGATGCCGTGAGCATCGACCACGCGCGCCAGGTCCGACGCCTCGTAGCGCTTGCTGTAGCGCGAGACGGTCACGGTCGCGGAGGCGTCCGTCAGGGCCTGCGTCGACACGGTCGAAGCCTCGCCCGTGCTCACCATCTTGTCGAAGCCCATGAGCCCGACCTGCGGGGTCTTGAGGACCTGGGAGCCGCCACCGTTGATATCGGGCAACTGGAACAGCGCGGGATGGTTGGGCAGCGCGCTGCGGTCCGCGAGCGCGAGCAGGAACTCGCCCGTCAGGACTTCGCTGGTAATCTGGTCGGTCAGGTTGGAGTAGAGAATCTGGGTCACGGTCGGCGTCTCCTAAGACGTAGAAAGGAAGTAGTTGGTTGCCCTCTCTACGGCATTTAACGGGCGCCGAACCCGACACGGGCGCGGTTAGGATTACTACGCACGCGCAAACAGTCAACCCAGAAAGCTACGCACCGCGAAGCAATGCCTTGAGCGCTGCCGCGTTCTCTGCGCTCGGGTTGCTCGTGAACCGTGCGCGAGCCTCGCGAATGGCTGCGATGTTCACGTCAGGCGCTGCCGGTGCGCTGCCGTTCCGACGACGCGGCGACCCGTAGGCCCGCAGACGCTCGAGGTCGCCGGCAGGCTTGTCGGCCTGCTCGGCCGCAGGCGCTGCCGCTGCTTTGCTTGCACCTTGCAAGTAAGGCGCGAGACCCGGAGGCGGTGCCGGTGCGTCCTCGCCGCCGGCTTGAAACTGCGCGATGTAGTCGAGCAGCGAGCCGGGCCGGCTGTCTTCCGGCTGAGCTCCGTAGAGCGCGCGAGCAACGGCGACACCTTCCGGGTCGTTGAGACCGGCGCGCGACAGGCCAAGCGCTTCCTGTAGCTCCGCGACCTTGCCCTTATGGCTAGCTTTGAGGTCGGCAATGGTCGCCGCCAGCGTGTCGGCCGTTGCGCCTCGCTCGCTGGCTGCCTGCAACTGCGCCTCAAGGTCAGCGATACGGGTTTCGGCTTCGTTGCGCCTTGCAACTACTTCCTGAAACCGCGCATAAGGCACGGTCCGGCCGGGCTGCTCCTGCTCTTGCTCTTCGCTCATTTAGTCCCCTATGCCGACAGCGCGCGGCGTGCCGTTGCGATTTCTTGCAGCTTGCGCTCGGCGTCCTCCTGCGTGGTGCCGGGGTGCAAGCGCATGTAAGCCTCAACCGGGTGCAGGAAGCCGGCAGCGACGAGCTCAAGCACGTGCTCACGCTCCGCCTGCTCTTCGACGGGCGACGGCGGCAAGCCCCGGTAATTGATGCGGTAGCCGGTCTCCGGGTAGTCCGTGCCCGTGAGCGCGTTGAGCATGGCGGCGCATACGCGCAGCAGCTCAAGGTCAGCGCGTCGGAACATCGGCTCGTAGAGGCGTTGCGCTTCCCGCTGGCTGTCGCGCTGCACGGCGAGCGAGTACCCCGAGCGCACGTCGGCCTCCTGCCTGGCGACGTCGGGAGGCTGTAGACCGGCAAGCAGCAGGATGCGCCGCTCGTACATGCTGACCGACCGCAGCACGGCCTCAGGGTCGCCCGCCGACGACCACTGACCAACCATCGGCTGCCCGGTTTCCTCTTGCTGGTGGAACGTCAGCACGACGGCAGGGTCGACGAGCATCGTGCGGCGCGCGTTTTGACCGTCGCCCCGGTGGTAGACCTCAGGACCCTCCGGCGTCAGGTTGACCGTGTACCGCTGCGGCCATGACGCATTGCGAACCATGTGTTGATAAAAGGTCAAAAGGACGCCGATGTTAAGACTGCCCTCGACAATTTCCGACAGCGTGCGCCAGTCCCACAGATAGCCCGTCTCGCTGGCGTGGTACACGACGTAGTTGAGAAACGGCACGCCGTCGCCGTCGACGAACGGGTAGGCATCGCCCTCGAGCTTGGAGTGTCCTAGCACCTCCTCAGACACGTCGCGCCCTTGGCTGTCGGCCTCGACTGCGTAGTAGCAGGGAGGCACGCCCGTCTCGGCGTCGCCCAGGTCGGTGACGATGCGGACCCAGCGGTTAGGCTGCCACTCGACGAGCTCGCTGATGGCTTCCGGCACGTTGGGCGTGCTCGAGGAACACCGGGCCTCAACCATGTCGGGGAACACCGGCTTGAGCACTAGCCGGCCGTCGATGACGTCGACCCGCATCAGCATCTCACGCAGGGCGAGCGCGTCGCGCTGTACTCGCTGCATGAGCGACCACGTGCCCGCGTCCGTCATGGCCTCAAGTAACCCGGCGCTACCCTCGGCGCCCATAACGTCGGGCTCGCGCGTGTAGAGCTGCGCGGCCTGCTGCCAGACCTGCAAAAACGGGTTAGCGGTAAGGTCGGGCTCGCCCCATGCGTCGCCCCGCTCGCCTCCCAAGCTGCGGTAGATGCGCTCGACGATGTCCTGTCGATGCTCGCTGTAGAGCAGCCGGCGCCGGAGTCGGGTGTGCTGCACGCGCTTGCGCTCGGCAGGGTCTAGGGGAGCGGGAGCTAGGTTCACGGCGGCACCTTATAGCGAAAGTCAAGCGCTTGCATGTGCGAACTATCCGACGCGCAGCATAGGGCCCTTGGTGGACCCGTAAGGGAAAATCCAGGGCTTGAGCGCGTAGCGTATAGCGTCGATGCGGTCTTTGGCCGGGTGTTTCGGGTCAAAATCCCACGTCTGCAAGGCGTCGATGATGCCGGAGCATCGAGGGTGAACCACGAGGTTCTCGTGGACCATTGCAACGTGCAAGTACCTGCAACCCGTTGACACCGTGCCCGCCGACTGCGTGCCGTCCTTTGCCTTGAGGATGCGCGGGCGTAGAGCTCGCGGACTGACGCCCAAGCGGCTCGATATCGCCCGCATAGTCTCGATGTTGCTCTTCATGCCCCACCTCGAGCGCACCGGGTTGTCGCCGTGGACCTTGCCGAGGTCGCGCCAGCGCAGGCCGTGCCGCTCGACCATGTCCAACACTTTGTCCGCGAACTGCGTGTTCGTCGAGACGCCCGGCATAACGACCTCGTCAGTGACAAGCACAGCCTCGCGCTTGCGCCCGTGTTCGTCGAGCTGGCTCTGAACCTGTAGCAGCGCCGCCGTCTGCCCGTGCTCCCGCTGGGCGGCGCTGTAGTCGATGCCGAGCGCCCACGTAATCTCACCGCGCGCCGGGTTGAGCCTCGCAAGCGGCGACACGTGCCGCGCAGGGTCGAACGACTTGAAAAACACGCCCTCGGGGCGCATGTCCCACTCGCCGTCAAGGACCACCGGAGCGAACATCGCAGGAGTAACCCTCCACTGCTCGTCAATCCACGCTTGGTCCATCGACGTACCGTCGAGCAGGCGCAGCGGGCCGTCGGCGCCAACCGGCGTCAGGTTGGCGACCGTGAGCCGGGCGTGTATCTCCTCGATGGCGCCATCCGTCACCATGTCGCGCATCCACGTGCAGTCCCGATTGGCCGGTGTCGCGCTGATGCTGATGGTGCCTCCGGTACGCATCACGCGCCGGTCTAGCTCCCGGTAGATATCCGGCGCGGTCGGCTCATCGATGACGACGTGGTGGATAGTTGCGCCCTGCAAGGCTTCCGGCCCCTGGTTCGTCGTGCGAAACCGGACAATGGTCCCGTCAAGGAACACGACCGCAGGGTTGTCCTTGCCGTAACCGCTGCGCGAGTTGAAGTTGCTCGAGCGCTTGTCGTCGACGTACTCGGGCGGGCACAGCTCGCGAAACTTGCGCATGATGGCGACGGACTGGGACCACGACGTGCACACAACCCATATCTCGAGCGGGCCGGGTCGAGGTCGCTGGTACGGGTGCGTCTTGCTCGCAATCCATATCGCTTCAGCGAGCACCGCCCAGCTCTTCCCAATCTGGTTGCCTGCGCGGAACAGCTTGCGCTTGCTCTGTAGCTCATGAAACGCGCGCTGCGGAGGTGTCCACTGCACCCAGCGCAACGGGTTGTCCTCGACGCGCTGCGCGAGCCTACGAGCAGCGACGAGCGCGCCGGATAGGTTCAATGCACCTGCACCTTGGGCAACTGCGCCAGGACACGCGCGCGCATCGACTCGGGCAGCGACTGCATGACGCGCACAAGCTCGGCCTCCGCTGCCGCGTCGTCGTCAAGCGCGGCCTCGCGCCGCTGCTCCCGCAACTGCCGAAGCTTGTCCTGCAACTGCCGCAGGTCGGCCGACAGTCGCGCCGCCGCCGTGTATGACTCGCGAGTCTTCGCGCGCTCGTAGAGCAAGCCGAGCTCAGCGAGCTGCGCCTCGACGGCTGCGATGTTGTCGTCGATGGCTGCGACCGCAACGTGCGTGTCGATAGCTTCGCCCAGCGTGCCGCCGGTCTCCTCGAGCGGCTCGCGCAGCGGCCGACCGTGTCTATTTCCCATCGTGTCTACTCTCCTCGCGCGTGTCTAACTAAGCCGCGCGCGTAAGTGCCCGAATCTTTTACGGTTTCGCGCGCGAAAACGGACAGGCGCTTCGC